GTGTGGGCTCGTGGAAAAAGGTGGTGCTTGGTACACCGTGGATGGGGAACGGATCCAGGGACGTGCTAAAGCGGTGCAATACCTTCGTGATAACCCAGAAGTAGTTGATAAGTTGTCAGGAGAAATTGATGCCAGATCTTAATGAATTTATTGGACCTAAACCAGAAAAAATTCACACTGCAGAATTAGAAAAAATTGGTGGCAATAAGCCATGTGCCAAATGCGAAAAAGATTCTGATGAGACTTATTGGGATGCAATAAATCTTATTATGTATTGGACCTGCCCAGATGGACATAAAAATACTTTTAAGGTTAACTAATGTCAGAAAGGTCTGAGGCAAAACGTGACGGGGCAAAGCAACATAAAAATAGCGGACGTGGTAATTATCAAAAGGGTGATGCACAATGGAGAGATTTTGTGGTGGATTATAAAGAGTACGAAAAATCAATCTCTATTTCGCAAGATATTTGGGCTAAGATTTGTACAGACACTTTTAAAGTCAGTCGGGATAAGTATCCAATACTCAAACTCATCCTTGGCAGAGATGGTAGCAAGACACGCCTAGCAGTAATCGAATGGTCATTGCTAGAACAATTAGTTGAGGAGTGGGAAAAAAGAGATGTCTAGTGGTAAAAGAAATAATAAGCATCCGTTTAATCCAACGCAAATTAAAAATGGAAGAATAGTTAGGCTTAGAAAAGACGGAACCGTAAAGGCAGATTTAGGCCCTTACAAGGTAAATCATAAAAAGGTAAAAGCATGAAAGAAATATTTATGACAACAATTACTGGCGCAGGAGTAGGTGCAGTGTTTGCATTATTTAAACTTCCAGTTCCAGCACCCCCAGTTTTTGCTGGAGTTATGGGAATAGTTGGATTATGGATAGGGTACATGTTAGTAGGTAAAGCTATATGATTCAATTCTTATTTGGATTAATGCTAGGATTTATTATCGGATATCCCATGGGACTTTGGGCAATAGATTATACAAGGAGATTTAATGAGCGACAAAAACACTCTAGAACTAATAAGTGATATAACTGAATTTAATGATCTTCATGAATTTATGAAGGATGAGCAGTTAGATAAAGCATTGGCTATTGTCGTTAAATTACTTATGAATCCTGATGTGCCCGCATCAAAGGCTCCTAATTTGATTATAGAATTGCAAGCTATGTCAACCAAGTTTTCTATGCTTGCAGCAGTATATTCTACTATTGCTAAAGATAAAGCAGGAACTGCTAATAACAATAAGAAGAATGTATACTATTCAGCAAAGGAGTCAATCGATAAACTTGTGGATGCCCTCAAGTATGTCGTAAGATACAATGGCTAGAGAGATAGTTAAAAACCTTAAATTTAAAAAACACGAAGGCAACTTCGATATAAAAGAATTTGCTAATATGCTTAACGACGCCTACCTTGCAACAAAACGGGCAGACGGAGATATGCAAAAGTATTCATTTAGTCCAAGTAGTTTTGGATATGGTCAAGGTAACTGCCCACGATATTGGTATATGGCATTTAGCGGTGCTTACTTTATTGATAATAATGACGCACAGGCTGTTGCAAATATGGCACATGGAACTCAGGCCCATGAAAGAATTCAAGGCATGATTGAAAAGATGGGCGGACCAGTAACGGATGTTGAAACAGAAATAGAGATTAAAAACGAATATCCACCTATTCGTGGCTTCATAGATCTTGTATTTAAATGGGACAATCATCCAGTTATAGGCGAAATTAAAACTGCTAAGCAAGAGGTATGGGATACAAGGCAGGCAGAGATGTCCCCATCTGCAAACCATTTGCTACAACTTTTAACTTATATGAAGCTAAAACAAATTGATGAAGCATTCTTCCTGTATGAAAATAAAAATACCCAAGAACTACTTTTAATCCCAGTTCAAATGACTGCTAGAAACAAAGAGATCATAGAAGGACTATTCTTGTGGCTATGCGAAGTGTATGATAATTTTAAGAACGGCGATATCCCAATGAGACCATTTCTTAAAACTTCTTATGCTTGTAAAAGTTGTCCAGTAAAGAAAGAATGCTGGGCAGGAGAAACTGGTACAGTTCAAATTGAAGCCTATGAGGTTCCAAAACTGTGATATGCGCCAATAAAGAATGCGCTAAAGAGTTTGAGCCAAAGACTCATAATCAAAAATATTGTACAGATGAATGCTGCCGTGTTGCAACAAATAGACGCATTATGGAAAAGTATTATGAAAAGAAGGCGATACGAAATGGTGCTAAACGAGGCTGTAAAAAATGTGGTGCTCAATTAAGCAGATACAATGAATCTAATCTATGTTCATCCTGCAACAAGGCAGTAAATGAACAATACAGAAATAAATTGTTGGGGATGATAAATGAAATTAGCTGAGTTAGTTAAAACTAAAGCCAACAAAGTTTTAGGCATAGATGCTTCTACTAATTCAGTAGCATTTTGTTTAATGGAAGGCGATAAGCCTTTACGTTGGGGCAAAATAGAATTTACTGGATCTGATATATACGAAAAAATATATGATGCTAAGGTTAAAATGCATGCCATGCTCACGCAACTTGAATCAGATTATATTGTTATTGAGGGTGCAGTGTTTGTCAAATCTGCCGATGCCGTGATAAAATTATCTTATGTCTACGGTGTCATCATTGCTGAGCTTATGTCTACTGGTGCTAGTGTTATCACTATATCTCCTACATCTTGGCAAGCACATATTGGAAATAAAAACCCAACAAAGCTGGAGAAAGACAAACTTAGGTTTGAAAATCCAGGACACACTGACTCTTGGTACAAAGCAAAAATGCGGGAGATCAGGAAGCAAAGGACTGTAGATTACTTTAATAATAAGTATAATTTACAGTTAGATGATTTTGACGTTGCAGATGCATTCGGCATTGCACATTATTCAAACACGGTGTTAACAGAACGATGAAACTATACCAAAGCCAAACATGGCTATACCGCAGATATGTTGTGCAGAAAAAGAATGTTACAGAAATTGCAGCAGAGTGTGGGGTATCTGCTATGACAATTCAACGATACCTTGAGAAATTTGGGATGATTAGAAAATGAAAAGTTTTTGGGAAAGTCTTAATGCTGCAAATGCAGGAGATGCAATCCTGACAGGATATACTGGATCATTTAAAGATATGCCAGTATACGAAGAGGTAATTGATTTGGCAAAGGGTCAACCCCATAGCCATCAATACGCATTAGATTTTGGATGCGGGGTTGGAAGAAATTCAGTTGCCCTTGCTAAGAGCTATGTAAATGTAATAGGATTTGATCTTCCTAATATGATAGATTTAGTTCCACAAGAAAATAAGGCGGATAATATTATATATACATCTAACTGGAACAAGATAAAAACAATTCCATTTGACATGGTATTGGCCAGTTTAGTATTTCAACATATTCACGATGATGAGCTAAATAAATATTTATCTGAATTTAATACAGATAAATTGGTACTGCATAGCAGAACTTGGATAGATGATACTGGTACAAAGGTATTGACAATTGTTGAACAATATTTTAATATAGAGTCTATTGCCTATACCAAAGACCCAAATGGAAATGAAAGCGATCATTTCTTGGCCCTATTAAGGAGTAAAAATGCTTGAGCCAGTATTTGAAGATGTTGGAGAATTTCGCTGTGAGGACTTATATTTACTTACAGTAGGCACAGAAGCAGGAAAAGAAATTTGGACAACCTGCCACGAAATTGCCCATATGCTTGTTAAAAAGAATATCGCTTATGGTAACTCAGCCCTTGATCCTGTTCGTATATTTTCAAAGGCGGGACCAAGAGAACAACTTCATGTAAGAATTGATGATAAATTAAATAGACTAATGAAGGGTACAGAATATCCAGGAGATAATGATATTGATGACCTAATTGGATATTTAGTTCTACTCAAAATAGCCAAATCTCAATCCTAGTCAACTAAAACATGGTATAATTTAGGTCTATGGAAATTGAATTAGCTGATCATTTTGATCGCATGAATAAAGTTGTTGAAGAATTACTCAAGGGTAACAACCCTACTCAGATTGCCGCTGTAACGGGTTTTAAACGGGCAGAGGTTATAGAGTATATAGATGAGTGGAAACAGGTCGTCAGAAGCGATTCTGGGGCTCGTGAGAGGGCTAAGGAAGCCATCTCTGGGGCAGACCAACACTACGCTATGCTTATTAAAGAGGCTTGGAAGACCGTAGAGGATGCAGACCAAGCGGGCCAATTAAATATAAAAGCTACGGCCTTAAAGCTTATTGCAGACATTGAAGGCAAACGCATAGGCATGCTTCAGGAAGTTGGTTTGTTAGACAACGCAGAACTTGCAACACAGTTGGCGGAAACCGAACGTAAGCAAGACATCCTTGTGAAGATTTTAAAAGAAGTTACCGCATCATGCCCAAAGTGTAAAATGGATGTTGCAAAACGTTTATCCCAAATAACTGGGATAGTCGAACCAGTTGAAATAATTGAGGAAGTTAGTGGATCTTAATTTTAATGATCTTATCGATATCCTCGACGGAGAGGAATTTGATGAAAGACCAGTCGATTTACGAACATTTGTTACAAGTCCAGATTACCTCGGCCTACCTCCGCTTTCGGAGTACCAGTATACACTCATTGAGAAGGGCAGCCAGATCTACAAAGAATCTACCCTTATAAAATTATTTGGGGAAGAAGAAGGAACTCGTAGATTTAAACAAACCTGTACAGAAATTATTGCTCAATTAGGTAAGGGTTCTGGAAAAGATTATACATCTACAATATCAGTTTCTTATATGGTATATCTATTATTGTGTTTAAAAGATCCTGCTACATATTACGGTAAGCCACCTGGAGATACAATTGATATTATCAATATTGCTGTTAACGCACAGCAAGCCAACAATGTTTTTTTTAAAGGACTTAAAACACGTATAGATAGGTCTCCGTGGTTTATAGGAAAGTATGATCCTAAAGCTTCCGAAATAAGATTTGATAAAAATGTAAACGTATATTCTGGTCACTCAGAAAGAGAAGCATTCGAAGGTTATAACGTTATCGCCGTAATCCTTGACGAGATCTCAGGTTTTGCTACAGAAAATACAACAGGTCATGATCAGGCTAAGACTGCTGATGCTATATATGATATGTATCGTGGATCTGTAATTTCTCGTTTTCCAGACTATGGCAAAATAATTTTGTTGTCATTCCCACGCTTTAAAAATGATCCTATCCAAAAGTTTTATGACTCAGTGGTGGCTGAAAAAGAAACTATTATAAGAAGTAAGACCATGAAAATGGACGAAGATTTACCAGACGGCACAGAAGGAAATGAGATAACAGTAGATTGGGAAGAAGATCACATAATCTCATATAAGATTCCTAAAGTGTATGCTCTTAAACGACCTACATGGGAAGTAAATCCTACAAAAAAGATTGAAGATTTTAAAATTGAATTTTATAAAAACATGCCAGATGCGCTTAGTCGATTTGCATGTATGCCACCAGAAGCAGTTGACGCATTCTTTAAGTCTCGTGAGAAGATAGAAAAATCATTTAGCAACATGGCTTTAGCTGTAGATTCATTTGGTAGGCTTGAAACCTGGTTTGCCCCAGACCCAGATAAAGAATATTTCTTGCACGTAGACCTAGCACAAAAGCATGACCATTGTGCTGTTGCTATGGCACATGTACAGAAATGGGTCAACATAAAAGTAACTGATACTTATTCTCAGCCAGCCCCAATTGTAGAAGTTGATGCAGTTAGATATTGGACGCCAACTGCAGATAAGTCTGTTGATTTTACAGAAGTAAAAGATTATATTTTAGGATTAAGATCTGCTGGATTTAAAATTCGTGTCTGTACATTTGACCGATGGAACTCTCATGATATGATGCAGCAATTAAAAGCATATGGAATTAATACAGAGACATTGTCGGTAGCTAAAAAGCATTACGATGACATGGCAATGGTAGTCCTTGAAGAAAGATTGTCTGGACCGCATATTCCGCTTTTGATTGATGAATTGCTTCAGTTAAAGATTATGCGTGATAAAGTAGACCACCCACGAAAGGGTTCAAAAGACTTGGCGGATGCTGTATGTGGATCTATTTATAACGCTATTAGTAGAACTAAGCCAGAGAATAACTCTGAAATAGAAATACATACCTATGATCCTATGAAGTGGGATAGGGAAGATACAGATGTGGTTAGGGACAATTTAATTCGTGCCCCTAGAATGCCTGACTATCTTAAAGATGTTTTAGACGGAATGGAAATAGTATGAGTATATATCAAGATAAAGCTAAAGAATGTAAATGCTGTGGAAAACATGTACCTCTGC